ATAAGTTGAACTCAAGAATAAATATGGGACTTTTTAATTTTTTCAAGAAGGGCAACCAAGTTAATAACACAGAAGTTGTTGGATTGCCAAATGTGGAGGATAATAGTAAGGAAATTCTGCCTGAGATTAGAAGAGAGGATTTTGTTGATGATTCAGAGCCAAACCTAGAAAGCAATACTATAACAATTAAATATGGTACAGGTATGCCTATTGATGTCATATACTCCTACATACAGACTGACTATGAGCAAGATGGTTACAATGATGCAATGTGTAACTCTGACATACAGTATAAGGAATCAAAGAAGAAGATTATAAACAACGGTCTTAAAATGCTTTTTGAACAAGTAAGACTGAGATACGAAAGCGATATACGTGATATAAACGTGCAGATTGATATTGTGGAAACGCAGGGGCTAACTTCCTCTTCCATGTCATTGAAGGCACGAAAAGAAACGTACAACGAACACCTTAAAAAGATAAAAGAGATGGAGGATGCCCTTGACGTAGGAGAAAGCAAGATGATGAGCATGATTGATTCATACGAGAGAGGATTCCTTAAAGGTGTTGCTGCCAAATCTGAATCATTTATACGATAGTGTGCGGTTATGGGAATACTTACTAAAATAGGATGCTTTATTATCGGATGGAAATCCGATATACTGAAGGAATGTGGAGAAGCAAGTCATAGGACTTTTAAAAGATACATATCTGCAATCATTATACTTTCTATCATTTGGGGTACTATTGGTTTTTGCTTTGCGGACAGATATGTTGGTATCGAAAGCCTACATGGTAAGATACTCATATCGCTTGTGTTTACGACTATCATAATTTGCATAGAGCGTTTTATTATATTAACCGTTGGGAAGCTCGGATGGATGGGATTTATTAGAGGGTTATTAGCTTTTTTAATGGCAGTTTTAGGCTCTACAATCTTTGACCAAATCATTTTCAAGAATGATATTGACGTTAAGATGAAGGAAATAAGAGCAAAACAGATTAATGAAGCGATTCCTGAGCGTATGGCATATTTAGATGCTGACATAAAGAGGGTTACTGAGCAGATAGATTCCATAGGAAGAGAGAATATTAGGATTTATGAATTATTATCAAAGAATCCTGTTATTGTGGCTACGGATGTAAGTACAACAACAAAGCAGACTGGGGTTGATAAGGATGGGAATCCAATAGAAGAAAAAGTGACGAGCGTAAACAAGAGAAATGTAGAAAATCCGCTAAGTGGTCAAGCTAAAGCCAACGAGAATGCTTTAAAAGATTACAACAAACAGCTAAATTCGTACCTGCAAGCAAAAATGCAGGTAGCCGATGTAGTTCGTAAAGACTATGAAGAAGCAGACACAGGTTTCTTGGAAGAATTGCAGGCGTTGTTCAGTATTCTTGAAGAAAGCAAAATAGCATTAGGATTTTACGTATTTCTTTTTCTGTTCTTGATGCTATTGGAGCTTTTGGTGGTGACAAGCAAAGGTGGTGATGGTAATTGTGACTACGACCTTATAGTGGAGCACCAGCTAAATATCAAGAAAAATACATTGAAGCAGACGGAAGAAAGGCTGTTGAACAAGAAAGGCGATTAAAATCATGGAAATAAAAATATCCGAAGAGGACAAAGCGTTATTGAAACAAATGGCAAGCGAAATATTATGCGACAAGAATCGTTTGGCAAAAGCTATTGCGGTTCACGTGAGGAATGGCATAGAGAATTTTCATTGGAAGTATTTGTCAGACGACAATATGCGTGAGATAAATCCGAGAATAAGGAATGCAATATATACGTTCCTTATGGACTTCAAGAAAGATATTTGTAGCATATCTGCTGAGTGTGATACACATGAGTGTATTGATTATATTGTCAATAACGCATATATCTACCTTTTAGATATTGGTATAAGCAACGAACTGGTAGTGGAGTTTGACGAATGTGTTTTTAAACGACTATACGAGTCTTTTTATGACATTTCTAATGGAGGTATGATGATGGCTGAACTTGAAATATTGCGAGTCCCTAAATATTGGGAAGATTGCGTATATATTGATTCATTGACTAACAATTAAAATTATGTTATTATGAAGAAGATTTTATTATTTATGTTCCTAGCTGTGGTTGCGGTGGGAGCGAGTGCACAGACAGAAAGCATTTCATCAGTTAAAAACATAAATGCAGCAAACGCATTATGTTTGTTCAAATTTGACGATAATGGGATACATAGCGAACAGGATTCAAGTAAAGACTATGTTGTATATGAAGTACCAGGAGTTACAGCTTCTGACTTGAAATCTTATGCAATGTCTGCAATATCCGAATTATACAAATCTCCAAAAGATGTACTTACGACATTGGGAGATAATATGATACAACTTGAAACATACGCTTCTCACGTTTTTTTCACAGGAGGAGGAAGTGATACTTATCCACATGACATTTCTTACTCCATAATAATACAATTCAAAGATGGGAAAGTACGATATAATGCACCTAACATCAAACAAATATATGCTGATACATTTATTGGGTCTCTAAAATTGGATATGACAAAGCCGATAACAACTTTGATAGAAGGTAAAAACAGAGGTTTGGTTGCGTTAGAATTTAATGGGCTTATTAAGGAAATCAATAATAAAATAAGTACGTCAAACGATTGGTAATTAATAATATTTCTAATGATGAAAATTTTGTTTTGTTAGCTATTTATGATAAAAAATACACCGCAAAGTTTTGCTATATTGAAAAATATGCTTTTCTTTGCGGTGCGAACAAAATCATAGGAGGGCAAACTCCTATGTCTTCAATCATTGGAGTTATTTTTTTGCCAATACATACAAGTAGTATCATAAATTAAGATATTGCACCTACCGAGTGGGGTAACGGAAACGTCCCCAAATAAAATCCTATGGTTTTGTTCGCAGCTCGTAGTAGGTGCATTTTTTTGTTATGCGAACAGAACCTATTCAAGTCCTAAGCGAAACAGAGTTGCTTGGACGTAAAGCAACCGCTTACCAAAAGGCGGTAATCGGCATCCTTCTCAAAGAGAGGAGTATGTTCCATCGTATCAAACGCAGAAGAGGTCTTGTACCTTTCTGTGCAGTGCTAACCCTCTATCTTTTCCATTTGTTCCTATATCCGTTTGTGAAATTTGCAAAGTGGATTTAACCTACGTTAATTCGTTTGCTTAGTTAGTTGTACAGGAAAGATTATAAAGGTGCAATATACCCTGTCAGAAGTATGTTGTACGCAATAATTGTATGCAATTTTACTTTGTTTGTTTGTTAGTTTGTTTGTTGTTTTAATCAGATAATCAATAAGTTAAATATGACTTTTATTATTGTATAATCTAATTTTGTTACTTAACTTAGCAAGCGGAAACAACGTTGTTATTTACCCTCGTGGCTGTCGGTAAAAGCACTAAAGATATTTGCAGGGAGTTTTGGAATTGGATGTTGGCAGCCACATTAAACATCCAAATTCCATTTCTCCCTGCTTTCATTTTAATAAACGGATATGAAAACGAATCAAGATATGATAAGGTACATTGATACCTTTTCAGTTGTACAACGTACAAGTGACGGCTACTTTGATGGGAGCGAGTTGCTTCGTCAATGGAACAGCGTAGAAGGAAATTCTCAAAGAAAGATGGACGAGTTTCTTTTGTCTAAAGAAACATCCCAATTTATTGTAGCTTTGATAGCAGAAGAACGAAATAATAATTTAGGGGAAAATTCCCCTAAAATTGATAATCAGGCATTTAAGAAGTCAAAGGTAAAAGAGAAAGGTAAAGTAGGAAGACCTAAAGAACAGGTTTGGATGCACCCGTTTCTTTTCATTAGATTTGCTATGTGGATTAATCCACGCTTTGAGGTAAAAGTTATTAAGTTTGTTTACGATGAAATGATACGTTACCGCAATGAAGCTGGAGACGCATACCTTGAGCTTGGAGCTGCCGTTCAAAAGATTGTTCCGAAAGGCTTTATGCCTAAAGCAATGAAAAAAGTCGGGGAAGCATTGAACTGGGTCGTATTCAACCAGCATGAGAAGATGCTTCGTAATAAACAAGGTGACGAAAGCAAGCAACGTGATTTGTGGCAACTTGAAAAGAAAGTAGCCGACCTTATTAATGAGGGTTTTATTACAAACTTTGATAATCTGATAGATTACCTTAGAAAGCAATATTCAAAGAGAAATTATCCAAGCGTATTTCTTGCATCGTAGAAACAACGTTGTTTAGTCGTTCTTCGTGGTTGTCGAACGACCGGAATAAAGATATTACTGGGCATTTCCCTTTGGAGCAGACAACCACATTAGGCTTCATCGGGATTTGCCCTTTACTTTTTAATATATGAATAAAATGGAAAAGAATATACAGGTTTTTGAATATAATGGACATTCAGTTTCTTTTGGAAATGAAAATGGTATAATGATTAATGCTACCGAAATGGCAAAAGCGTTTGGTAAGAGACCTAATGATTATTTATCGTTACCATCTACAAATGAGCTAATTATGGCAATTACAAGAAAATCTGGTAATTCTGAAAATCAGATAGTTACGACAAAAGCAGGAAGTAGCCAATTTGGCGGTGGAACTTGGATGCACGAGGATTTAGCATTAGATTTTGCGCAATGGCTTTCCGTTGATTTTAAATTATGGTGTAACGACCGCATCAAAGAGTTGCTCCAATACGGAATGACCGCCACTCAGCCAACTTTGGAGCAAATGATAAATAACCCCGACTTGGTTATCAGCCTTGCGACACAGCTAAAGAATGAACGTGAGGAGAAGCAACGCTTACGAGTTCAAGCAGAACAACAGCAAGTTACCATTGAATTACAAAGCAAAGAACTTGCAAAAGCCGCTCCAAAAGTTGATTACTACGACACTCATCTATTAAGTGAAAATGCTCTAACCACAACACAAATAGCCAAAGAGATAGGTCTTACAGCCGAAAAGCTGAACAATAAGCTGAAAGAGCTTGGAATACAGTTTAAACAGTCTAAACAATGGATGCTAAAAACTCCGTATGACAGTTGGGGAATGCACGACACAAGAAGCAATATTCATACGAGTGAAAGTGGGAAGACACACACAACCATATACACTGTATGGACGCAAAGGGGAAGACGTTTTATCATAGCCCTATATGAAAACGGATGGGATGTTAAGAGGGCAATCAAACAGATTAAAGGAGAAATGAATCCGGCTGCATAACCATATAACCAAAAGTTATAACCACTTTTTAAGGTTGCACACACCATGCAGCCTTGAAAACCTATGTACCAACTCACTTATATTAAAATAATTAACATTATGGAAAGCAAAATAGAAATACTTATAAGACAGAACAGGATGCTTATGCAGCAATTGTTACGCATATCAGAAGACTTGGAGCTTGCGCAAGAAAAGATAGCCAAGCTGGAAAAATCCGAATGTACAGGAAGACTTAAAACGAAAAAACCGCACATGAAGATTTGCTCCCCAAATTAACAGAGACGCACATTGATGTTCGGCTAATGCACAAATCGGAAAGGCATCCTACTTATCGCAAGCGGGATGCCTTTTTTTTGAAATACTAACTTAAAATGAAGTGTTATTCACTTTATATCAAAGCCTCTTGCAAATATAAGCATAATATTTAAATATTAAAGTAAAGCTTGAATAAATCATTATAATTAATTATATTTGCGGATGTTATAACGTGTAGTATGGCAGATTATAAATTCTATATGATTCGTTACGGTGAGACCGGTGCTTCTTGGAAGGACTTGGAAGCGGAGTTTCCCGGATTGAGGTACAAGGAGTGCACCGGTCTTAACGCTTACGGGGAGCCCAAGAACGTGTATTCGGAGGACTTTGCGGAGACTAGCAAGGCTGGTGTGTACGTTTCCGGTACTCCGACTTACAAGCAGACGAGCATAAAGCTGACGCTGGTGTTCTTGGAGAACGACGAGAAGGACGATTCGGCTTACCACGGCTTTTTGGATTTCGTTTCAGGCTGCAAGATGGCTTACCGTGACACGGCGAGGAAGAGGAAGGTGCTGATGTACCTTACCGGAGCTACAGAGCCTAAGAGTGACACTTTGAAAGGGCAGAACTACAAGGAGGTGACGTTTGCATTCACCAACGTGTACGGATGCTCGTTCGGATATGATGATACTTTCCCGACTGAATAATCACAAATAAAAACCTATATATTATGTTTTTAGAGACAGATACATTATCAGAGGCATTATCCTTTGCGAGGTTGAGGGAGCTGCCAAAGAAGTTAAATCCCGAACTTGGGCTTACTTGGATATTGGCTATCGCCCTTATCAAGAAGAAGAACCTTATGAACGCCTACGCAATTGTGGAGCAGAGGGCTGACGGACTTATCGAGTACAAGAAGACGTTCGGACGCTTGTCGCCTATTGACGGTCTTATTTCGATTCACCCGTATATGTACGTGGATGAGGAGGCGTTGGGGATGGCTACGAAGGCTAACAGAAGAACAATCGCTATGCACTATCCAGGCTATGCGGATGAAATCATTGATTCGGACGATGAGAAGTTCAAGGTGTACCAGTTACAGTACGCTATGGATATGCAGAAGTTGAACATGAACCAGGAGAAGCCGAGATTCGGTAAGTCGGTTGTGGACGAAGCGGAAGAGAAGGCTAATCCTGTCGTTGAAGAGGAGTTGAAGGAGAATGAGGCGGTGGCGACAGTTGAGGATGAGGGAGAGTGTATTATCGAGGTAGAGGACGCTAAGACGGCGTTCAGACCGAATAGAGGTAGAAAGGCTAAGACGGAGGAATAATTATGAAGTACAGGAAGAAACCGGTAGTTATTGAAGCGGTTAGGTTAGAACACGATGAAAATTCCATTTTGGAATGTGTTGATTTTCTTGGATGTGGTACTGAAACATCAGTATTCGGTAGAAAATCTACAATACAGCAAGTTATTTCTAACGGTGGAATAAAAATAGAAACACTTGAAGGTATTATGACTGCAAGTTTTGGGGACTATATTATCAAAGGTATAAATGGAGAGTTCTACCCATGCAAGCCAGACATATTTGAAAAAACATACGAAAAAGCATAATAACTATGGCAAAGAACAAGAAACAACAAGGCTTTGAGTTCATCATCAAAGAAAGCGATGTGCTGGAGAGAGAGAATTTCGGTTCGTTCGAGATAATCGTATGCCGCACTGGAATAATGTTTAAGAACTACACAGGGTTCCGAGTGTTCACGACACCTTATGCAGTAGGATTGGACGGTGTGGCACATGAAACATCCCTATATGCTTGGTTGAAATACATGGTGGATTTCAAGAAGTCTATCAAAGGCAAAGAGAATGAGATGTTCGGCGATACGACTTCTACCAATAAGGAGTTCTTGGATGGAATGAAAGTAGTGACGGAAGCGAACCTTATCAAGCCAATGGCTGTGTTCACGGATATTAATGAAGCGCAGAAAGAGGCTGAAAACTACATGAAGTGGATGGAACGGCAGATGAAGGACTTGGATAAGGCCATGAACACAACGCCGCCCGAAGAGGACGTGAAGGCGAATGCGGAGTTTGAGCAGAAGGCTATAATGGCGGAGGAAGCCAAGGAGGTGTTCGATGGAGGAAATAAAACCGAGGAAGGACAGGTATAGCCCTGACAACGTATATCACATACGCATAAACATAGGCAACCATCCGGGCGTAAAATGGGTATCTTTCAAGGATAAAACGACCGGAGAGGTTACTAAGGGAGTATTTATACCCGATGTTGAGACAGGTGGAATACGGGTGAAGAAAGGGCGTATAGTTTTTGATATAAACGCTATTCCAGTTCAAGGCTGTGTCAATACTCATGTGCTTACACCATCGGTTCCAAGAGGCGTTGATAATGGATTGGGGTTGTATGGTAAAAAGACTATTGACTTCAAGAAATATGTAATCGGCAATATGTATATATGCGGAGAAATACTTAATGAAGACCAACAGAAAATCATAGAAAAGTATGTCAAAAGGAAAAGATTGCTTAAAATCGGGCGTTATAAGAAAGGTTGAGCGTATCGTGTGCGATTGCGTAAACAAAGCATTCTGCAAGGATAAATATTCGCCCATATCTCCATTGTCTTTATACGAAGGGAAGACAAATATACCGTTCGTAAAAAGAATGGCAAGACCTGCAGTGTTTGTGGTTGCGCATGACCGATTCGGGGTGTCGTACAGCGCGTTAGAAAAGCATTCTCATATTCATGCACGTAATATTATACGGTCTGTCAGAATGTATAAGGACATTCCTTGTTCAGATAGTGATGTGAAGAGGATTAATGAACTTATTGAGGTAGAACTTGAAAAATTCCCTATTGTATGAAAAACAAAGATGTTTTCATTGAAAAGTGAGGTCGTAATTTGAACTGTGTCAGTTTCTAATCTATCAGATAAACCATAATTTTACTTTCGGATAAATATCTGAATATAAATTCGATATGAAATGATATTTTACTGGCCAAAAGAAAAAACAAAACAATGACACAGTTTAATTTACTCCCCCTTGAAAAGTGTGGAGACATAATCATATCTGTTGATTTCGGACATAAAAATGATATAGCTATAGAAACTGTATTTCGAAAAGATAAAAGTGGATTAACTATTTTATCACAAAAGGTTATTGGCCGTGCAGACGATTTTAATACAGAAGAGAAAAGAAATAAATATTTGAACAATGAATGATTTGCTTTCTTTTAAACGTAATGCCATGATGCTCGGATTGTGCACGTCATACAAAGACAAGTGGGATGAAGCTACGAGCAAGGAGGCGTTGATGGATATGGCACTTGATTCAAACGGTGTCGAAATGCTGGCGGATGCGGCGGCTTTTGGCTGGGGAATGGATATCCAATATATGAAACGGACGTTTTCCGATTACATTAACGGGAAATGGAAGCGTAATAAGGACGGATATACTTCTTGCCTCTACGTGGACTTTAACGGACAAATAGAGCAGGATTGCACGCTTACTACGGTGCTTTCTTCAAAGGTTGAGTTCCATGTGCCGGAAGGTAGCGTTTGCAAGTTGTATGTGGGTGGCGAATCTACCGCTCATATTACAGGAGAAGGCGTTTGCTATGTGTACTCCTACGGCCATAATGAGGTGACAGGTAGGTTTAAGTCTATGAATTGTGTAACTAAGTCCGAATGGGTTAAGGATTGATTATTATGGATAATTACTACATTAAACAATCAGACAAATATGAAAGGAATAGAATATTGTATTGGCGATTTTCTGTATGGAATCCCATCAAGTAAAGAATCGGAAATGTACAATCCGATAGATAAAAGAGTTTTCATTTATAACGGATGCGTTACTGGTGACGGTTATGGGATTCTTGTAGGATGGAATGATGGTGAAATTAAAAAGAGTACGGGGTTTAGAAACTTCATGTGGGGAGGTGATGTACGAAAAGCAACCGAACAAGAAAAGCATGATTTTATGGCGAAATTAATGAATCAAGAAACAATTAAACCATATTGAATTGATATGAAAAAGTACATTGGAACAAAACAGATTGAAGCAGAGCCTATGACAATGGGCGAAGCGTATGAGAGAGGTCTTTTACAAGCAGGTAGAGTGCCTAACGAAGCAGAAAAGGATAAAGCAGGTTATCATGTGAAGTATCAAGACGGATATGAAAGCTGGTCTCCGGCTGAACCGTTTGAGAAAGCGTATAAATGTGCGGAAACATTTCTTGACCGCTTGCATATTGAGCATGAAGAGCTGGCAGAACGACACGAGAAATGTGCCGTGTTCGTTGATTCTGAAAAGTTCCGTGAAGTTGTAAAGGATGACTATCCGGCTTTTTTGCTCTCATTGCAACGCGAAATCATGGGGCGTTATGGTTCTATTCTTGAACAAAGAATGGCTATTGCAAAAGGGGAAACGAGTATTACCACACTTCCAAGAATGTCTTTCGGCATAGCTATTGAAGCGTTGAAATTCGGTCTTGCTATCCGTAGGAGCGGCTGGAACGGTAAAGGATTGATGGTATTCAAACAAGTCCCTGCCCATATCGAAAGCGACATTATTCCAAAGATGCAATCACTTCCACAATCGGCCAAAGAACTTATTCTGAAAGGTAAAGGATTTATTGACTATACAAGTCAGTGCCTTATCTACAACGAGAATACTGGACGCGCCGATTCATGGGTTCCGTCTATCAGTGATGTGTTTGCCGAAGACTGGGAAATTGTGCAATAGCCTATCTGCCATGTGTAGAAAAGGTAACGGGTGCGTTTGGCGTTTGTAACGCTGGCGCACCTTGCTAAAAACAAATCGTATATGGACAAACTTATATTTCTTGATATAGATGGAGTAATTTCCACGCAGAAGTCTCATTACGCACTTGATAAGGATGCGTGTGATTTACTTGGAAAGATTATAGATGCTACGGATGCAATGATTGTCATGTCTTCCTCTTGGAGAAAAAACACGGTGGAAGATACGAAGAACTATTTAACTACTATAGGCCATTCCGTACCATTTCTGTTCCCATACGCAGACAGGATTATAGGAGTGACTATAAGAGCGTATGCCTACATTATGCAAGGCGTTCATCTTGGCATTCCCCGTGGTGTTGAGATAAAACAATGGATTGACACCCATATCCATTCTGATAACGGTGAAAATTGGGATAGAAAAGAAGTTGGGATTGATTTTAACTACGTGATACTTGACGATGATAGCGATATGCTTCTTGAGCAAGAAGAACACTTTATTAAGACTGATACCTATTTAGGGTTGTCGGTAGATGATGTTGAAAAAGCTATTTCAATTTTAAACGGATAACTATGACCGAAGAAGAACAGATACAAGCCGACATAGAGCGATTTGATAAAAGAGGTTGCGATATTCCCGATGATGGGGATGTGGTTGAGCAAATACCTTTGTTCAGCTCTTCCGATATGCAGTCTGTCATAGAGGACGGCAAGAAGAAACCGCCTATACATAGGCTTTGGGGCGATTTTTGGTGGGAGAATGAACTTGTGTTCCTGTTTGCGGACAGCGGTATCGGAAAATCAATTTTAGCCACACAGATAGCCTACGAGATAGCCAAAGGGGAGAGTGAATGTATGGATGTGGAAATGAATCCGCAGAGTGTCCTTTACTTTGACTTTGAGCTTTCTGACAGGCAGCTTGCAAGGCGGTATCAGAACGCTGACTTCCCGAAGTCGCTGATACGGTGTACCATATCGGAGAACGTGGATAGCGAGGAGTTCAGCATGAACGTGATTGAAGGGATTAAGGACAAATTGCTTGACACGAAAGCAAAGGTTATGATACTGGATAACCTTTCATTCCTTTCCACTCAAACATCGGAAGCGGAGTATGCAGGGGCTATCATGGACGGTCTTACGAGATTGAAGAGGGAAATGTGTATCAGCATCATGGTGATAGCTCATACGCCTAAGATAGAGGAATGGAAGCCTTTGTCAAAGACGAACATGGCAGGTAGCAAGATTCTTTCAAATTTTGCGGACGGGGTGTTTGCCATCGGCAGGACAAAGACAGGTGGAAGGTATTTGAAACTTCTGAAGACACGTATGGTGAGCGAGCCGGACGAGAAGTCTTTGCTGCCATATTTTAATATTGTATCGGAGCCTTATTTGCATTTTGAGAAGGTAGGAGAGGAGACGGAAAAGAAACTACTTATGGGAAAGCCTGCCAAGGAGTTTTTCAGTTCCATTTGGGATAGAAATACGATAGAGCCTATTCCGTTGAATGAGTTGGTGAAGCTGATAGTGTCTAAAGACAACTCAAAGAACACTGACAAGGCTAAGGACGGCAATGCAAGGAAGCGTATTGACCGGGGAATAAAGTATGGTACTTTGAGAAAAGATGAACTGAAGAATATCTATTTGAAAGCGGATAATTAAGGCTATGGACGTTGAAGAGATAAAGCAAAAGAAGCAGGAATTGAACGACAAGATAGCCGGGCTTCTGAATGGATTTGAGGATGAAATCGGGGTGCAGATTTCGGATGTCGGATTTGTTAGGCGTGTGTCCTACGATGAATTAGGTCGTGAAATTGGCAAAGAGTATGTGGTTGAGGTGAAAGTGGAACTATGAGCAGTAAATTTCAGATACATCAGTTTGAGCTTACCATATATCCACGTAAGCTATGGGTTGTAAAAGGAGGTTCTTTTAAGGATATAGAGCGCGCTTTTTATATCGAACAATCTGAAGAGGTTGAGGATATGCTGAAATCATGCAAGGCTATTACGTTTAGAGCCTCGATAAAAGACGGTGATTGGTTAGGTGTTGTTGTATATATAAAGCAAAAAATGGGAATTAAGGACATAGCTCATGAGGCTCTTCATGTATCTTCTGTTGTCTTTTCTGATATTGGTGTTAAAGGTGATTTCTACAATGATGAGGCACAAGCTTATTTGGTAGGATTTGCTGCCGATTGCATCAATCAAGTAGTGGTAGGAAGGTATAAGTAGCGATGATTTCTTTCTTTTGGGGCGTTGTGTACTGTCGCAGCGTTTTTTATAATATGCTATTAAACATCTATAAATTAAATAAGAAATCCATTGCAATACAAATTTTAGCCTCTATATTTGCATAATAATTACGCTCATGGCTACGCATACCTTAAAGCTGTATTTGCAGCTTGTCCTTGAATAATAGGTATGCTTACCCTTTGGGCTTTTTTACAAATAACTCATTAGTATTATGGCATACAAAGCATTAGACATCGCAAATAAAATTGTATCCAAAACAGATTTGGAACATGGTGATACTATATCAAATCTGAAATTGCAGAAGATGATGTATTACCAACAAGGTTTCCATTTGGCATATTTTGGAACACCATTGTTTGACGAGGATATTGTTGCTTGGCAATATGGACCGGTTGTCCCTTCTGTATATAAGGAATATAAATCGTTTGAATCCAACTCTATATCGACTTCAAAAGAAGGTATATCTTTATCAGATGATGAAGAAGAACTTTTCAACAATGTTTATGAGGAATACAACCAGTTTTCTGCTGTAGCCTTGATGAAAATGACACATGAAGAATCTCCTTGGAAAACCACGGAAATAAACTCTGTAATAAGCCGGGATAAAATGATGTCGTTTTTCAAAACACAAATTGAAGCATAAATGAGTGGCAAGTTTAAGTTAAAGCGCAAAGATGTAAAGCCTAATTTAAAAGAAAAAGAGGTTGATGCGAGAAGCAAAGAACCTCTTTTCTGCTTTAAGTATTTGGATATGAAAACATCTTTAAAAGGATGTGATAATAGTGTGTTCAAGGATTTTGTAACGAGAATGCAAAAATTGTGCTGTCTTACTTGGAAAGATATAAACATTTCCGGGAAACACCAGTATGGTTTTGAAATGATACCAGTTAAACAGTTGAGGCCAACATCCCTTCCTGCAATAATCACAGAGGATATTAAGGAACTTGCTGTTTTCAGATATAGTGGCGATAACCGCCCTTTCGTATGTCTAATAATGGACTGTGTGATATACCCTATATTCATAGAAGCTAAATTCGGTGATATATACGACCACGGAAGTAAATAATAATAGAAGTATAATAAAGCGGTAAGAAAATATCCTACCGCTTTATTTTTATTGCATTATAACACGAAGGGCTGGTCCCTTAGAATTAGGGCTTGGTGCGAACACCCTTCCAATATAGTCACTAAGTTTTTCCAAATATCCAGTCTGCGCCCTCAATTCGACAAGCATAGGATTGCTATCGGAGTATTCGGCTTCAAGTCCGTATCGGGCATCCAACAAGGCTCTGATTGCGGAAATGTCGGTTGTCTGCTGGGAGACGAAGAACCTGATAGAATTGAGCAGGCTTTCTAAAATTTCTGCTTCTCGTTCAGTTATACCTTGAATGCTTTGGGTTAGGGAAGACAATTCGGCTGTCTTATTATTTTTTATCCCAAGGGCATTGTATAGCTGTTCTAATGCTTCACTAAGCTGTGGGAATTGCTTTTTTGCTTCCTCGACAATCTTATCCATTTCTTGCCTTGTCAAGTCTGTACTACCATCAAATCCTTTTGCAATGGCTGCTTCACCTTCTGTAACAGCAAGGTCTATCATTTGGAACAACGGTTCAAGGAATTTGTTGGCAATTCTCATGGATGCTTGTTTCAAGAAGAGATTGTTTATGAAATCATCAAAATTCTCTTCCAGACCTTTAAGCCCGTCACCGGTTTCATTAAATGCGTCCAGCCACGCTTGAACAAATGAAGAGGCGGCATCTTTGTATTCGGATTCACCACCGATACCTCCCATTTCAATTTTTTCTTGATTCAGGATTTCTTGCTTGGTCTTTTCAAGTTCCTTTATAGCATCGTTCCATTCGTTTATACGGTCTTTATCCGTCTTTTTCTTGTCCTGCTCGGCTTTAATCATAGCCTGATAGGAAGCTATCTGCTGGTCTAAGTTGGCTACGGTATCTTTGGTCTGTGTGCGAAGGTCGTCTGCACTCCAAGCGGCTTCCATTTTCTCCTTCAACTCATCGTATGCCTTGCCAAGTGTTTCTATATTCTTTATCTGCCGTTGGATTTCACGTTCCTTCTTCTTGTCCTTGATATTAAAAAGACTTCCTATGGTTTTAGCAATTCCCCCAACAGCTTGGATATAACCACCAATATCAGCAGGATTAGCAATAGCACGTGCAACTCCGCTTGCTGTTTGACCTAATCCTCCAGCAATCTCTGCGATACTACTAATTGTATCTGCTGTTCCGGCAGACATTGTACCGAATACATTTTCAAGATTGCTTGCTACGTCAGTAATACCGGATGAAAATTCAGAGAGATTATTCCCAATTTCGCTGAATTTATCGGACAGGGTTTTACCTAATTTCTGACCATTTCTGATTTGTTCGGCGGTTTCTTCAGTTATTTCCCCTTCTGCTACAAGTTTCTTTAATATTATGTCAAGTTGTTTCTTTTCATATTCAAGCTGCAACTTCAAGTTTAATGCCTTAGCAGAGCCAACGCCGTTTAATTCAACCTCTTTATTGTATTCCAGTTGTTTCTGTTGAATAATATTTGATTGAATATTTTTTTGTTCGGTATAATATGCAACTGCATTATTGGCTCTAATATTTTTTTCTTCAAGTTCCTTCCTTTGCTTTAAGAATTGAATGTACTCTTTTACTCCAGAAGTAAGACCTGTGAAAGGATTCTTTTTGGAAATCATTTCGTCAATCTTCTCCTGTTGCTTGATTATGGCTTTCAGTTGGTCGGCAGGGAGGTCTTTTAAGTTCTCACGCAAACTCGCAAGTTTATCACGCATGGCAGTAAGCATACGTGTGGATGAACTTTCAATATTCTCAAACATGGAAATGTACATATCCGAATTTTGGAATTGCTTCCAAGCGTTTTCATCTGACTTCTTTTCATATTGTTTTTGAAGATTTGCTTCATATTGCGTTTTCTGCTCTTCTGTAAGATTGGCTTTGGCTATCTTTGCTCTCTCCTCATAATACCAGCGGTCAAGTTGCAACTGGTCTGAAAGCTGTGTTTTGTATTTTTTTGTAAGCTCCACAACAAGGTCTTGGCTTTCCTTTATACGCTGCTGCTCAATCTTCTTTATTGCATCTTGATAATCTTTGTATTGTTGAGTATTCGGGTCTTTGTATGTGTCAGCATACTTCGTTTGAAACTCAATCTCAATACCTCTCTGAACATCATCCAATGTCTTTGCAAGTCCGGGGAACAGCTGTTGCACTTCGGCTTCAGACAGTCCTGCATCTTTCAGTTTTTGATGCAAGTCTAAGCTATTGAACATAGCTTCAATGTTCTTCTTGGTCTTGTCGAGCTGTTTCTTAATATTTTCTACATCATCGCTATCCAACAGTTGATATGAATCATTAATAGCACCTTGCTTCTTCCTAAAATCTGTGATTATTTTAGAAATCTCTTGTAATGCTTTTGCCGTATTCTTCTTGTTTGGAAGGAACATATCCCCGATGATGCTTTTAGGCATATTCACGTTTTTAAGTGATTCCTCATAACGCTCCATGACAGTTTTAGCCGCTTCCTTACTGCCCATTACCTTGTTCAGCTTCTCGTATTCTTTGTTAAGCTCTTTAATAAGGGAAATGCGCTCTGCTAAAATATCTCGTTCATGTTTGGGGTCTGGTTCAGGTTCTTCTTTATTTATCCCTGGTCTAAGAGGAACTTTTATATCTCCTAATTCATATACATTATATGCAAGTTCTTTTTTTATTTCGGACCATTGTTCGTCAAGAGCTTTTTTATCTATTAAAATCCTAAATTGTTCTCTTGTCTTATTACCTTTTATTACCTCATCATTTATAGTGTCAAAAATTTCATGTATTTCTTGAATGGCAGACTCTTTTTCTTTTTCCATGTCTTTCCTTGAGCCTAAGAACGAACTGAAAATAGAACTTTTCTTACCTGCAAAAAGAACCCCATTTTTTATTCTTTCCAAGTAATCCGCAAGTCTTTCATAGTATTCAATTAAACTCTCACCCTCTTTCTTTCCTTTTACAAGCTCTTGTATGTAGTCTTTTGCTCCTTTACCTAAAGAAGTTGATTCCTCGGAAATCCTTAATAGTTCGGCTTGTATTTTATTACCTTTCGCTATAAAATCATTGGAGGCATTTTCGTATTCGTTTAAATCAGTTTCAATATCATCATTACCTATCAGCCAGCCCTTCTTTCTGTTTTCTGCATAGTTGGCTTCAATTTTTCTAATATCTTCTAAGAAGTCTGTATATTGTTTTTTGTACTCTTCAAATTGCTCTTTTGCTTCTTTTTCTGATATATTGGGCTTTATCTCTATTTCAAATCCTTCATTATTCATCTCTTTCACCAAGGATGATAATGCTTTTCTTGTGTCATTTTTAGCTATTTCGTCTATTTCTCCTATCCTTAATTGAGCAGTATAATACTTATTGCTGCTTTCTCTCAACATTTTGTTATATTGGGAATGAACGTTCCACAACTCATTTACAAGTTGTAAGGCTGCTCCGAGAGCCATTAATGGAAGAGATGCTTTAAAAGCAAGACCTAAAGAGCGTAATGAAGTTTCAGCTTTTGTTAAAGCAAAAGATAATAAGCCTACTCCTTGGGTAACAGCTTTTATTTTGGGTGCTAATAGCAATGAGCCTACTACGACACCGAACGTCTTTGCAACTTCAACAACCGTTTCCCAATTATCAATCAATACCTTAATTGAATCAATAGAACCTTTCAGCGTATCTTCATTAGCCTTACCAATAGAATTAAGCATCACATCGATACTATCCTGCAAGTTTGAAATCTTACCTTGCAAAGTTTCGGCTTGAATTTCCTGCATATTGTAGAACAACCCTCCGCTTTCAGTTAACCGTTTGAAGATGTTCTCAATATCCTCAAAAGTTACTTTTCGTTTGGAAATCATATCCACTATTTGTGCAGTGGTGTATGCCTCGCCTTTTGCTTCTTCAAAATAGCGTTGCAACTCTCCATACAAGTTTATACCAGCTTCCGTAAACTGCCGGACTTCCGTACCACGCAAGTATGCTGCCGCCTTGACCTGACCGTAAGCAAGAATAAGTCTGCCCATATCAACGCCCAAACCAGCCGATACATCAGCAAGTCTTTTTGTCGTATCATACAACTTGCTTGATTCAATGCGGTATGCTGCAAGTTGCTTGGTGTATGAAACAAGTTCCTTGATTTTGAAAGGAGACTTGACAGCAAGTTGAACGGTCTTGTTGAATATTTGGTCTGCTTGTGATTTATTCTGCAATATGGCTTGCAAGGAACGCTGTTGTAGCTCAAACTCTCCACGGACGTTTGCGAGTTTCTTTATATACCCCTCAATTTGCGACACGGAGAACACCAAAGCAAGTTTTCTTTGAAGCTGTCCTGCTGTGTCCATGAGGTTGCGATGGCGTGTAGCAAGGTTTTGTGATTGCACACCTGCCTGTTGCAATGCTTGGTTATGCCTTACGATGGCTTGGTTTATTTGATTGAGAGTGTTTCTGTAGTTTGCATCAGTGGTGTTCAAAGACAAACGAGCCTTTTTCAGGTATTCGATGGCTTGTACGTTTTCTTTGAGAGACTTTGTGTTTTTGGAATAGTCCAACGCTCCTTGAGGAGTTGACCGTTGTGCATTCGCCAAATCCGCTGCCGCCTTTGCCGCCTTCCTGTCAGCCGCTTCTTTACGTTGTGCAGCTTTTTCAGCAGATTGGGCACGTTGTTCATCAGTCTTTCGTTGCTCGTCAAGCTCCATCTTCATGTAGCGCATGGCTTCTACCGCAGCCTTTTGTTGTGGCTTTGACAAGTCCATGTTCTCAACATATTTTTTCAAATCCGAATATCCCTGCTTCAATCCGGAGATGTTTAAGTTACTGAATGAACCTTCACCGATTTTATTACTGCTTATTCTATTTAGGAGGTCTGCCGCACGTGAAAGGCTTTCATTCAGAGAAGTCGTCTTTCTCGTAGTTTCTTCCGCACCTTTACCTGCTCCTTCAAACGGATTGCCTTTTATGGCATCTATCTTTTTGGCTAAGGAAGTGATTGCACTCTCCAACTTACCTGTATCTATTACTACACTGCCAAACCCGTTCTTCAACGCGTCAGCAGCCGTATGAGCGTGCTTCTCTATCTTCTCCAGCTTCTCATCGAAACTATCCAACTTCTTTAATACATCCGGTGTTATATTGAGGAATGCCCCCGCTTCGTTATTTGCCATCGTTATCCTGTTTATTTATTGATTATCGGTAATCCCAAATCGTTCAAATTCTTCAAATCATCGGCACCGCCTATCTTGCCGACCTTGTTATTCTTATCCTTGTTCAAGTATTCCACATGGGAGAAATCGAATGAGCTTAACCGTACCTGCCCGACCGTCATTCCCCACAAGTATTCGTCACGAGAGCACCAAGTGTTGGAGCGAAGGAAATCAACCATCTGCCCCCACTCGGTACGGGAGATTATCAGCTTCGTTCCGCTTTCTTCGTCTTCCTCGTCAGGGTCATTTCCCTCACGGTCTGAATCACATTGGTACTCTCGAAAAAAAAATCCGTGCTTATCAGGTTTAGTATTTCGCCAAGCAGTAACGCCCAGTCCTTCATGTCGTACTCTCCCCACATGAGAAGGTCGTAAACCTGCCTGTACTCTTCGGAAAGTTCTCTTTTCTCGTAGTCAGAGAAAATCCTTTCCTTGTCATTGAGCAAAGCAAGGGTTATCACGTGTACAACTGCCGGGAGATTCACCGCAAACTCCTTGATTACGTCCCCCATGCTCAACTTCTCGCCTTTGACAATCTGACAAGCCTGTTCCGCAATGAGCCACTGCACGCCCGGCTTCAATCCTGTAATACTCCATTCCGTCCCGTGAAGCGTTACAAGGCTTGGGCTGTCGTTCATTATCTTTGCAAGCCGCTCCATTGATTCATCGGAAACTCTTTTTACAGAAGTGCTTTCCTGTTCTTTGTCTTTCTTCTTTGTCGCTCTATATACCGCCATGATTCAAACAAAAAGGGCGGCGGCATATCAGCCTACCGCCCTGTTCAACAATCTTTTTACCTATATAATCTATGCTTTTAAGCCGTCTCTGTCGGAATGGTAAAGTCCTCATTCACGTATGCGGCCGTCTTGATGGTCTTTCCGTTAGCCGTCAGTGCCACACTGGTAGCCGTACCTGCAAGGTTCAGACGTGCGATGTTGCTGTTCATGCTCTCAACCATAAGGCGTGAGTTCAACTGCAACTTCGGAATACAGATACTCATATACTTGTCGCTTCCGTCTGTGTCAGTTCCGTTCTTGAAAACAAGGTCAATCTTTACATACGTCTTTTGGTACGCAGCCGGAGCGAACAACTTCTTGGCGGTCGAATCGTATGTGTAGTTTGCGAAGTTTTTTAGAATCTCAGTCTGAATGTCGGCTACTTCTGCCGCAAACTGGAATTTACCCAAAGACACAATATCAAGAATCGGGTCATCGGAAAACTCGTTCTCAATCGTTGTTGAATCGTTGTCATCCTGTGAGATTGTTGTGGTGTCACGGACTACCTCGTCAAAAATGAAAGTATCGCCTGCCGGATTGTCGGCTGTCTCCGTTGTAGCACCCGTGTAAAGTGTAGCTACCAAGCAATCGGGTTTGATTACCTGCAATGAAGTTGGGCTGGTTCTTTTTACTGTTGCCATAATGTTATCCTTTCTTTTGTTAAATGTTTCTTACCGTTATGTTTACGTTTATCACATTGTAGTAGTAGTTCCTGTTTTGGTCGTAGTCAGCGTCACGGAAGTTCACTTCAATCACATAGTGACGGTCGTTGCATGATTCAATAGCATTGTCAAGCGCAAGTTCCATAGCGTATAGCCGTTTAACTGGCTTTGTCCCGTGGCTGTCAACGGATTTTGCATAGAGGAATATGTTTGCAGAGCCTTTGGCGTAAGCACCGTAATCCTTGAGTGAGAGCACATCGACAAGCACCATGTCTTTCCAACTGCTGTCAACTGTTGCAGGCATATTCCCGATAAACAGGTTATCCGAAATCCCTGCTTTCGTGAGAAGCATTGAAAAGAAGTTCTCAGCTCTTGATGTTGTCTTGTATATGTTCCCCATAATCAATAACTACCGTGACTTATTATCCCGAAATTCGCGTTCTTGAACTTTGAAGCAAGTTGCTTTACGTCATTCCTTGCCGTTGCTATCACCTCATACTTGTACTTGTCCTCAACTATTTCACCGTATGGCATTGCGACTGCAACAACCAAATCTATCCCGTCATGTGCCTTGTACTTGTTTTGTAGGAAATCGGTAATGGCTTCACGACCTTTAATCGTTTCACCATACCACTTCCTGCCTTTCTCGGCTTTAACAGCAGGGAATCCGCTTGCAACCAGTTTCTTGTCAACATATACTCCCCAACCGTAGCTGTCGTGAAGGTTGTGTGTACGATGCGTGTAACCTTTGTTTTGCAACTGGCTATCCACAATTTTCTGCCCTTCACCGGAAAGGAATCTGACAAGTTCTGATATGCGGTCTTTCTTTGCCATAGCCTACACCTCGCTCATCTTAATGTCAACGTGGCAACCACCCAACTGGCTGTATTCAAGTCCAACAACACGACCGTTAATAGGTATCGCATAATCCTCGCATTTGAAGTTAGTGTTGAACCTTATCGGAAGTTTAGCACCTATATCGCAAGGAAAGAACACCTTGTAATCAGCCATGATAGTACCTGAATTAATCAGCTTTGCGGCTTGCTGTATGTCGCATTCGGTCTCAAGAAGGATGGTCTCTCCCGTAGCTGGGACTTCGGGATAGCTATCAGTCCTTTCATCCCCAAGCAAGTCGCCGTCACCGAGAAGGTCTCCGTCTTCCGGTTTCTTTGTCAAAACGGTATAAAACGTACCGTGAAACGGGTATTCGGTTATTGCTTTCCTTTTCAGTCGCATAACTACACATCCAATGAATTTTCATCAACCCAGCTCATACCTCCGCTATCCATGCTCTCCAACGCCTCTTCTTCACCGTACTTCTTGTACAATGCTTTCAGACGGTCTTTCAAGTTTTGGATAATAGCCGCCGTTACCGTCTCACTTCCCACGTCCTGCCTGTAATTGCCGTGCTGGAGTGACGATGAAGCCACAGACCACGGGCCGTTTATGACAAGCTCATAGAGTGCGATAAGGCAATGGTCTTTCGTGTATTCGTCTATTTGTGAACGGTCGGTAAGTTCTACCAAACCGTTCTCGTATGCGATGTTTTCAAGCGCATCATCTTCAAAGACGAACCTCGTAAGTCCATTGAGGTATGCTATCGGGTCAAATGAATTTTCCATACTACTACAATGCCTTGGTTGTTAGGAATCCGCTGTGCTGGTATCTACAATCACATGGTTGCGGAACGTCTTCAATGCAGGGCAAGCCGACATCATTACATCGGTATGCCATTCCTTGTACAATCCGTTGTTGGTTGTAGTGTTAACCACTGTGCAGAGACCGTCATTAGTCTGGGCGAAAATCTTTGTGATTACGCTTGAACCGTACTTGTCGAACATCTGCTTGTCGAGGTTATTTGTGTATTCAAACTCGCAAGCATATCCGGCAGGACGAAGAACCGCAATCTTATCAGCCCATCCTTGAACGAAGGTATCTCCGGTATTGGTAAGGTTCCGTTCCTTCTCTTCCACAATTTCAATCGGGGAAACGCCCGGGTAGTCACGGAATGCGGCAAGGAACAAGTCTCTTGTAGTAGGAGCGGTCGTAGTGGATGAAATGTAAGCCAAAGGATTCTTCTTGTAGCTGTCAACAAGTTCCTTTGATTCTCCATTCGGCAAGATGACTTCGTAGAACATCTTACGCGTAACCTGCCATACCAATGCGCCTTCATATCCCCACTTCTCTCGGTATACCTTCTCTTTTGCGGCCATCTGGCTAAGGATTTTGCAATCGGGGTCAGTCCACACCTTAGTACCAGCCTTAGTGAAATTCTCTTCGGGAATATCCGCTTTGTGCAGAGGAATCTGAATACCACGGGCAATGTTACGGTAGTCAATGTTACCTTTTGACATCAGTTGTGCGGTCATAAAGTTCATGGTAGCGTCCGAGCTGTCAATCTGTGATTGCAACGTGTGCACCCATGCGGCTACCAAATCGGCATCGTTTCCAAACAACTCAAACTGTTGCTCTTTTGCTTCACGTTCCATAGCGGTTTCAACGTAACCGGGAGCGATGAAGTCGGGGATTGAAGCTGTGTACCAGTACAATCCTTCCTTATCCATTTGGTTGCTGTCACCAAGAGGCGCACGCAAGTCCATCAAAGGAGCGGCTTTCAAATCGCGACCTTTCACGGAGAAGGTGGCAATACCATTAGGCGCAGTAGGCGTTGGAGCGCCGGCCTTTACGCCTTGTGTCTTATACCAACCGTAATTGGTATAGAGCAATCCTTCCGTGTTGATGAAGGACTGCAAGAAACGCTGGTTAGTCTTGTCTGCGAAGAACTTAGCGTATCTGCTGTTGTTAAAATCAAATTTAGGCATAGTCTAATTAAGTTTAAATGTTGAACCACCCGTTAACCTTACTTTTGTTCAAGCCTTTCAAGGCTGCCGAAAGCGGCTGCATTCTGTCCGTGTAAAGGAACACGTCACCTAACGCCAAAGCAGGGGTAATAAGGTATCTCGCACCGTCAAAGTCATTGTCAGATGCGGCAGGGTCAAATACAAAGTCAAAGTCACAAGGAAGGTATGAATTGGGGTTAGTAACCATTGCTTCCTTGCTTGCTCCAGCCTCTTTTGCTTCTACAAGCACTGAAGAAGTGGTCAATGCGCCAAGTGTTGCGCTCAATGTCACTTTCCATACATCACCTGCCGTAGCGTCTGTTTCGGCCTTAACTGCTGTAACGGTCACTGCTGTTCCTTTTCCTGTCAATGTAGTTGGTGCTACCATAAGAATGTCACCTACGAACGGAATGAGAGAGTAGCCGTCCCTTTTCAGGTATATGTCCGTGTCGGTTGCTTCTGCTGTGGCTTTGGCTACTGCATACGATTTCAAAATATAACCAGTACCATCCGGATTGTACTCAAACAGAGTTCCTGCAAAAGCACGGGCATTCCCTTTGAACGGATTCTTGATAACGCATCCCGTAGTAGGGAATACAAGCGCGTCCTTTCCGCTCATCTGCAATTTCACGAAAACATAGCGGTGTCCACCAATGCTTCCACGAGCCTGAACCAACGCTCTACCGGGAAGGTAGCCGCTGTTCAATAGGATTTGCTGATAAAAATCTGCCATTTTCTTTAGTTTTTAAATGATTATTGTTTTTCTTCTCTGTGCGATTGCTTCTTCACGATAGCAACCACATCGGCGTAGTCATCTGTCTTTTCTGAACCTCCTCCTGCGCCTCCTGGAGTGATATTAGGCGGTGTGTTTGCACTGAACTTGTTATAGCTCTTTACCAGTCTTTCTGTCAGAGCGTCAACGTCAGTTTCAGAATCAATGTGAATCAGTTCGAGCTGGTCGTTAATCCAATCCTCGTTCTTGACTTCTTTCCCTTTCAAGGCTGATTTGAGATGGTTGCGCTTTTCGGAGATTGCCTTAGCTTTCTTTTCTTCCTCACGCTCTGATTTCAAGTCTTGGAGTTCTTCAAGCAACTTGTCCAGTTTGCTTTCGTCTCCTTTTTCGTCCTTGTCATCATCCTTTTTGTCCTTATCGTCCTTTGTGGGGTGATTCTTTTCCCACTCCTTTACGAACTTTGAATTGTCGTTGCGTACATTGTTGTCGATACGCTCCAAGCGTTTAATCTTTTTGCCTACGACATCCTCCAGCTCCAATTCTTCGTCGTTACCACTCTCTTCCAAATCGGTGTAGATGTCTTCTACTTCCTCATTGAAACTTCTCTCACTCATAGCCAAGTTTTTCTTGCCGTTGTTGGTGAGTTTTGCTTTCAGTGCTTCTGAAAGCTGCTCTTTCGTAAATTTCATACAGTATGAATTTATAATGATTATGTGCGAAAGTAATGCTTTAATAAAAATGTATAATCATAAACAAATCAAGCTATTTATCACAGTGATAAATAAGTATTAGATTACATATATATTACTTTGTTATTAATGGGTATTTTTGCTCTTGATGAAAGAGCAAGAAGTACATAATGCGATAGTGAAGAAGCCCTTCCCAGGCTTCCAAACCTACTTTGCTTCAACTAACGTGGATATATGTTTCGGTGCTGGAGGGGTAGGAAACGGGAAGTCATACTCTCTTGTTCTTGGATTTGCTGAACCGTTAATGCTTGACCCTGATTTTAGATGTTTGATAAGTCGTAGAAGTCTTGGAAATCAAAAAGCAGGAGGGGGATTTGTCGATACGTTTAAAGATATATTCGGAGAATATGTAAAAGTTAAAGAAGCCGATACTCCGAGAATATCATTTTCAAGCGGAGCGTATTGCGACCTTACTTATATAGACCCAACGAATATAGACAGAATGAGGGAGCGCGCGAAAGGATGGCAATATGACGCAATCGCTATTGACGAGCTTACAGAAATGCCATGGGAAGTGTTTACTTATATTCAATCCCGTAATCGTGGTAAAAGCAAAACATTTACAGGGAAATTCCGTGCTACATTCAACCCTAAACGGACACATTGGACGAGAAGGTTTATAGATTGGTATGTAGGAGTTGATGGGAAGGGCATTCCTGACAGGATAGGGAAGGTACGTTTCTTTTTCGTTGCAGGTTCTACTGTTGATGATACTGTTTGGGGCGATTCAAAAGAAGAGGTTTACGCCAAATGTAAGATACAAATAGATAGTTTGATTAAAGACTTGAAAGGTAAAGCGAAATATCAAGACTTTATCAAATCGTTTACCCTATACGAGGGCACAGTTGATGAAAATGAAGCTCTTATGGGAGGCAATGCAGGATATGTTGGTTCAGTTGCAGCTTCTGGTACTCGTTCAGCCGCTGGACTTATTGGCGTAAATTATAATGCTGACCCTGATTCAGACGAAAAGATACCTATCCCGTCCAATTCCGCACAAGGAGTATTCAACAACAACCCGGCTGTAAACGGTGACAAATGGATAACCGTTGACTTGGCAGACTACGGTACTGACAACCTTGTAGCCCTTGCATGGGACGGATTTCACGCATACGACATACTCATACTCAGCAAGTCAACTCCGAGAGAGAACGCTATGGCGGTAAAGACATTCGCGTTTGAGCATGACACGGCAGAGAGCCATATCATTTTTGACGCTACCGCCGGACGTTACTTCAACGACTACATACCGGATGCCGTACCTTACATATCACTCAATAAGCCTTTCGGCCTTTATCAGCTTACCGCAATGACTGTAAAGGATATGTGCTATATCCGATTATGCAAGATGATAGAAGCTGGTAACTTGACATTTGACGATAAACTTGCCGTGCAGACTTACACGCACCAAAACTTGAAGTACAAAGTAACGGTTGAGAATGAGTTTATGGAAGAATGCTCCGTTGTGCGGTTCGATGATATGCAGAGCGGAAAGAAACGGCTTTGGAACAAGAAGAAAATGAACCAAATGCTTGGGAAAGGTCGGTCAATGGACTTGTTAGACCCGTGTGCAATGCGGATGTTGCCTTGTGCAAACATCGAATATGGTAATGAGGTGCAGGCTGGGTATTACAATAGCGTTGAGGAGTCGAAACAGACTAAAGGTTTGGTTACGGAAGGAAGTATTTACGATGAACATTTATGGTATTAGGATATGATAAGTTACAATGACATAAAGGACATTATCAATTCCCTTAAAACGGAAGGGATTGAAGCAAGGGTAAGGGACGTTGCCTATTTGGTGATGTGCGATTCTTTCGTGGATAAAGCTCTTGCCGCAAAAGTAGCTTACCAAGATGATGAAAAGCCTTCAAGCAAGGTGCTATCCACGCTTGCAGAAAAGTTGAAACCTTTCGGGATAGGTGCAGTGACTACCATATCAAAGGACGAGAACCGGGAAGCATTGCTAAAAGAAATATTGGAGATGAAACAGATTGCCGACGATTCGAAAGCAAGTGGAGATTCAGACACTTTTATCAAAGCAAGCAAGGTCGTGTTGGATGCACGTGTGAAGCTGAACGACAAGTTCAACATCGAAGAAGAAGAAGGACAGAGAAGAATCATAGTCGTTCCTCAGAAGCACGATATTATCTGTAAGTGGACTTCGAGAGAATGTTCAGCTATGCCGAGCAAGGAGGCCTGTATGAAGTATTACAACCTAATTGACGCAGACAAATGACACGGGAAGAGAAAAAACTATATTTATTACAGAACGTAGATGCTCTTTTGCAGAAGAAGCCGTTCTTTAGGGGTAGTGATACATCTTCTGTCAATGATGCTTCCGAAGGGCAATCTGCAACCGTTACGGAAACACGGACGGCAAGGTTGCCTAAAGTGAGCAAGAATATTATCACACAGGAAAAGTTCTTGAAAGAGCTTGACCCTATGAGCCATGACGTTCTGTTTGACAATAACCTTCCGAGCATTTGTGTGAAACTGGAAAATGGAGGTTATCAAGAAATAAAATTCCAACGTACCTCTTTAGCGTTGCAAGAGCAGATATTGGCGAGCCATGTAATCTACTTATGTGGCAATCCTTGCGTATTGTCTTTGAGAGGTGGCAATCCTTCTGAAAAAGACAAAGAAAACTATTCCACTATCAAAGAGTATTGGGTCGATAGGAATATGGACGGTTGGCGTACAAAGGCAGTGCGTTCACAGCTTGCTTCCGGGGATTCAGGATTACTTTTCTACTATGACTATAAAAATAGAGTAAAATGCCGTTTGTTGAGTTATGAGGACGGATATGTTATAATATCACACAATGACGAAAACGGAGACAGACTTCTTGAAAGCGTTTACTATGCTGATAGTAACGGTGTGGAGTACATAGACTGCTACGATGACAAGTATATGTACCGTATGCGCAATTCGGGAGAAAACGCCGGAGAAGATGGATGGATAAGGGAAACTCCAGTAGTGCACGGGTTCAGTGAGATTCCTTTGTGTACGAAGCGTGGAAATGTGGCGTGGGACAAAGCGCAAAGCCTTATTGAGATATACGAGATTATATACAACATATTCTTTGTCATTCAGAAACGTAATGGTTGGGGAATCCTGTACATACGAGGGAATTTATCCGAAACGACAAAGAAACTTGCCGGAAATATAATCCTTCAAGACAAGTCCATGGACGGGAATGGTAGTGCTGAATTTAAGGCACCGCCAAGCCCGGAAGGTATGCTTAATTCCTTGGAAGATTTGTTTGAGAAGATTCAGATTAATTCTTCATGCACATTCCTTTTGCCGAAAGATGTCAAGTCAAGCGGAGATATAAGCGGACTTGCTATCACGCTTACCCGTGACTTGGACTTGAAAAATGCTCAGCAAGGGGTTATCGAATGGCAGAATTTCGCTGATAAGATGATGCGGTTGTTCAAGGAAGGACTTGCAAAAGAACTTGTAAAGAAAGGAGAGAACACGAATGCGATAACTGAATTTGCAAAGCTTCGTATAAGCTGCAAATTCAAAATTTGGCAACCGTTTAGCGCTACTGAATATAACAATATGCTTATTTCAATGAAACAAGCCGGAATACTTTCAACTAAGACCGCTATTGAGAAGAACACTGAATCAACACCAGATGAAGCTAAGAGGATTGAAGAAGAGAATGCCGCAAATGCATCTGTAGAAAAAATTGAAGAACAGATTGATGTTGTCGAATAATGGAGAAGAAGAGCCTGTACATATATAAACTCGACGAGCAAGGGAACAAGGTAATGTTCCCTAATTCCGATATGCCTGCCAAATTGGGAGAATACACTTATTCGGCACAACGTATGGCAGGTACTCCAACGCTTACGGCTACATTAAATTATCCTTCTTGCTTGGATGATTTGTGGAGTGGAGAGGAATTTGTGGAGTTCAGAGGTGAGAAATACTATGTAGACCAAACCCCTACATCTTCAAAGGACAACAAGAGTGTAATGTATAAGCATGAACTCCAGTTCGTTTCAGAACGTATCGTGCTGGAGAACGTGTATTTCATGGACGTGGTGACTACCGGAGCAGATACATATCATTCCAATTCAACTTCAGTGAAGTTCATGGGAGACATAAACGAGTTTGTCGGACGGCTTAACGCCTCAATGACAAAATCGGGTATAGGATATTCGGTAGTCATGGATGATGATATTACTTCCGATTCCAAACTTGTTTCGCTTGATAACGTGTACCTTGCAGAAGCGTTGCAGTCCATATATACCATATATGAACTGCCTTATTACTTTGTAGGGAAAGTATGCCACATTGGATATACAGAGAATGTCATTTCCACTCCCTTCGAGTATAGGAAAGGGCTTGTATCAATCAAAAAGACAAACGCAAATTACAAGATAGTAAATAGAGTTACGGGTGTCGGTAGCTCTGACAATATTCCTTTCTACTATCCGAATGATGATGAGACAGAAACTATTGAGCGTAGCCAAAACCTTATGCCTTCCATTTATAGAGAGAGTGGGGGAGCGGAGAGATTCTACAATGCGCTTAATAACAAATATAAAATTCCCGGTACGAATGATTACTATTCGTTTAAGAATATATATTCTTCAAAGAAAGTAAAGGAAATAAAGGTCGATTTTAGCGACATAAAACCGACTATAGAAGGGGTAACAAACTCTTCCGGTAAGTTGTTCGGAGAAATAGCAGATATTGCTTTTGATGCCAATGATAGTGACGAACTTGGTACAGGTACTGGAAACAACGTGTTTAATGGTTCGGACGAGTATGTTCATTCCTATTTCTATATAAAGCTGCATATCTATAACGGAGATTACGGATTCAACCTGTTTGAGCAAGGCTTGGAAGGTGGGACTGCCGTAATCAACATGACTACGGGGAATTGTGCCGCTTGCGAGTTTGAGATAGGAGTTACCTATAAGGACAATGAGCCGGGCAGGGCTTTCAATCCAGTGTTGGTGGATTCTGCTGGGAACTTACCGGCAGGAGACTTTGAACAGAAGGTTACTTCGCAAACATCCCAATATGTAGAAAGCCAACAAAACACTTCTACAAATGAGGTTTGGATAGCTGTTAAGAAGGACAATACTTCTTTCGGTGTAGTCATGCCTAACGCCACAAACAACTATAAGCCTTCTATCGGTGACAAGTTTGTGATTACGGGCATAAAGATGCCTAAACCGCTTGTTCTTGCAGCGGAAAAGAGGCTAGAAGAAGCGCTGATAAAGTATATGTCAGAGAACAACGATGAGAAATTCACGTTCTCCGTAAACTTCTCACGCATATTCCTTGCCGATAATACTGATTTATGGGACATATTGAATGAAAACGCTCGCATATACATAAAATACAATAACAAAGAGTATTTTATGTATGTCAATTCATATACTTGTAAATCTGACAAGAATTGCTTGTATGACATATCCGTTGAACTTACAGACAAGCTATCCGCTAATGTCTCTGCATTGAGAAGTACGATTTCAGAGATAGCCGGGGATATTATAGGAAGTACATTGGGCGGTGCGAATAACAATAATGATTGGTTTGCAAAAGCGGCAAGAAGATTTATCCGCAAGGATACCAACGACCGCACCCCCTTCAAGCTGGAAGTTGGCGACAAGCTGACTGCGGAGAAGGGAATTCAGATAAGCAAGAACTTCGTTTCCGGTATTATCGGAGGAAGCGGCGGCTACATCTATCTGGACGAGAACGGGAAGGTTGTCATCGAGACAGACAAGGCTGTATTCCGTGAGGAGATGATAACTCCAAAAATAACCTTCAACTGCATAGACGTTATATCGGGTGACAAAGCCAATACGTTCGCCTACGGAACAATCAAGACTGTAGATACCGAGAACCGCATCGCCACTCTTGACCTTCTGGAAGGCCAATACGGTACGCTTCATGTGAGTGACATATGCCGTGGCGTATTCCATAACATAGGTGGAAGTAACACCGACAAGGATACGATTGGCGCGAACGGTTTCATAGAGTATTCCGGTTTCGCCACATCCTACTTTACTCCGACCAATATACTGGAGAACGAGGCAGGAATCATGAAGTTCGAGTATGAGCTTCAGGTGGGTACGTCCGTTCATCCGATGCCGGGCATGAACTTCTTCGCATACGGTAACTTCACCGACGAGGACCGCCAGGCTATCACCTACGAAAACCGTTACTATACACGCCGTCTGGCTCACGTCAACACTTGGGTGATAGACCCCGAGGTTAACGTCATGATGCAGACCGGTGACCTTAGTGGCCTTTCCATAGGCGGCATGGACTTCTCCGGTTATTCGTTCTACGGCAAGAATGTGTACATCTCCGGCACGATAGAACGCTTGAAGCCAAACGGCACCCCAGCCAAGGACTTGAGCTATGAGGGCGCTTGGGAATCCGGCAGAAAGTATGACTACTACGACAGCGTGACCCATGACGGAAGCACATGGGCCTGCATGAACAAGAACGGTTCGTCAGCCGAGCCGGGCACGAACAATGACTGGCAGAAGATTGCCTCCAAGGGTGACAAGGGCGACCCCGGAGAATCGGCAGTGTTCGCAGACCTCACAAACGAGATGGATAACGTCGCCCTTACCAATGACGGCAAGGTTTATCAGGACACGTCGATAAGCACAGTTGTATGGATGAGCTACGGCAGCAAGAAGATGGCCCTCACCGGCATAACATGCACGCTCCCTGCCAACGTCACCGAGACGCACGACGTTTCCACCGGAGAGATAACTTTCAGTGTCAAGCAGGGCGTGGCTCTGGACGGCAGGAATCCGATACCCGTCGCGTTGACAGCCACCTATAACGGGAAAGCCTACACCGGGCAGCTCACGTTTACCCTGGCAGGTGTCAAGGGCGGTGCCGATGCCGTTCTATACCGGCTTGTCCCGAGCGTGTCTGCCGTGATAAAGGATGCCAACGGTAATCTCAATGTAACTTCCGTATCGTGTACACGGTTGAAGTCTTCGGTTTCCGGAGGCACGGCCGAGACCGGGACGGGAGAACTTAAATACTCCCTTGACGGTGGAGCGGAAGTCTCAATCGGGAACAATGCCGGGGTACCGGTATCAAGCTTCCAGAAGAGCATCAAGTTCATATTCTACGTGGACGGTACAGTAGTGGACGTGGAGACGATACCTCTCGTGGTGGACGGTAAGGACGGTGCCCAAGGCCCTCAAGGTGTTCCCGGTCCTGCCGGAGCTGACGGGAAAACCCTATACACCTGGATAAAATATGCCGACAACGCGCAAGGTGGTGGTATAAGCAACAATCCTACCGGAAAAGCGTATATAGGTTTCGCCTACAACAAGGAGACCGCTACGGAAAGTAACAATCCTTCCGATTATACATGGAGCGATATAAAGGGAGAAGACGGTATACCGGGTGCCGCCGGTGCCGACGGAAAGACTTATTACACATGGGTTGCCTATTCGGACAATGCGGACGGAACGGGCATGTACCAACAGCCTAAAGACACGACTAAATATATCGGTATAGCCGTCAACAAGGAGACTGCTACAGAAAGTAACAATCCTTCTGACTATACATGGTCAAAATTTAAGGGGGAAGACGGACAGAGCGTGTCTTCGCTCGGCAGATGGTATACCGGGCTGTTTGTACCAAAGCTGAGCATTGTCACGATGGGGGGAAGTTCATTCTGCTCAAAGAAAGATACCTCCAACCCACCGTTATGGACTACCACGACAAATGACGGCAGGCGCATTACCCAGACACAGGACGGAGGAAGGACTTACGGCTATATTCTGTCCGGTGAATCAAATACGGAGGAGTATGACCTGCTTGTCCAGAGCGGAAAGGACGGAAGCGACGGTACCGATTACGAAAGAGTGTTTATCCATACCACGACGGAAAGCCGCCCTTCCACTCCGGCGACCTCACAGACGGACGATTATATCCCTTCCGGCTGGCATGATGACCCCATTGGCGTTTCCGAATCCCTGCCTTTTGAATGGATAAGCGAGAGGAAGAAGAGAAACGGCATATGGAGTAACTTCAGCACACCTGCCCTCTGGGCTAAATATGGATTTGATGGCATTGATGGCGCAGAAGGTGTGGCTGGTACGAGTATTGTATGGAAAGGTGATTTCTCGTCTGCCCCTTCCTCTCCTCAGAACGGTTGGGCGTACAAGAATACGACCGACAAGAAGTCGTATGTATATCAAGACGGCCAGTGGTATCAAATGACCATTGACGGAATTGACGGAAAGAACGGAAAGGACGGACTGAGCATCGTATGGAAAGGCGACCTGCAGTCTCCACCTTCCAATCCTCAAATCAACTGGGCATATAGGGACACCAATAACGGTCGTGTATACATATGGAACGGGACAGCATGGTCGTTGATGGTCGTTGACGGCTCGGACGGTGCTGACGGTGCAGCCGGTTCGAACGGATTGAGCGTGTTCATAACTTACAATGACAGCACTTCCCAGCCTTCTGTTCCTACGGGAAACGGTACTACCGGAGGCTGGCATACGAATGCTACAAGTGGAGCTATATGGATGTCGCAGAAGGTTGCTTCATCCGCAAGTGATGGGACATGGGGCACGCCAATTAAAATCAAAGGTGATAAGGGTGATAGCATAACCTCTATGGGCAGATGGCATACCGGGCTTATCGTGCCCAAGCAAGGAGTTGTCACTATGGGAGGCTCATCATACATAGCCAAGAAGGAGACCACCAATCCACCACTGTGGACTGTTACAACAAGTTCCGGTCAGCGAATCAAGCAGACCCAGGACGGTGGCAAGACATACGGATACATACTTTCCGGGGAGATGAATTCTGCGGAGTATGATTTGCTGGCTTCAAAGGGAGAAGACGGGAAAGACGGAAATGATGGTACAGACGGAAAAGATGGCACAGATGGAAAAGACGGGAAGCAGGGTATTCAAGGCTGCATCACCCGGCATTCCGAATGGGCTGTGGGCGTGACTTACCGCAACGACGAAGCTCTGACAAGCGGCACCCGTTATGTGGATATTGCGATGATAAGGAACAATGCCGCAATCGACGGATGGGATGTCTACAAATGCAACACTACCCATACAAGCTCGGAAAGCAACAAGCCGGGAGTGTCATCGTCCACATGGACCAAGTTAAGCGGTGTAGGTCCTATCTACACGTCCCTCGTCATCGCGAAAAACGCCAGTATTGACTTCATGCAGGGAAACCAGCTACTCATTAAGAAGAGTGACGGGGAGACTGTGACAGCAGGTCTGTCCGGTTCGGAAAAAGGCAGCAAGGTGCGTATCTGGGCTGGTTCCGCGACACCGGACAACGCTCCGTTCCGGGTATTGGAAAGTGGCAAAATGATAGGTACGGATGTGGAGCTGACTGGAACTATCAATGCTATAAGCGGTACGTTCAGAAATGTCTCCTCTCCCAATGGGTCATTCAAGATAAAGGAGAATGGGGATGTGGAATTAGTCGGTAAGATTTCCACTTCGTTGAATGGCACTCGCATTGAACTGGACCCAAGTTCCAACAGCATCAAGATGTATAACCAGAATGGCAGCGTCATTGGTGAAATCATGTTTATGGAGGAACAGTGGAGTGGGAACGTCAATTACCTCCCTATGGTCAGACTGCGCAATTACCATAACAGTGAGAATTTTGGCGAGACTATTCTGCGTGCAGGCTCGATTATTATCAATGACTCGTCATTGGGGAGTGATGTATATAGTTGTCTCATAAATCCATCCATCGGGTTGACATTCTCCAAGAACGGGGTAGAAACGAAAAGGTATGCTAATAAGTAACGATATGAAGAAAATTAATTTTGAAAGATTTGAGATTTACACTTCCATCAATCATAAGGAAGTGATTGTGCAGGATTGCAGGGAAGGCTTTGCCAATATCATCTACTTGAACGGTAGCGGTGTGGCTTGCCATGCGCTGGCGATGAAGGTTTACAAGTCGGAAGGGGCGACGGAGTATTCTGACGAGGAGATTACCTTGATGAAGCAATTCGCGGAAAACTTCGGCAATCTGTCACTGCTTGATTCGTTCGACATGAATGTTAAGGAGGGTACAAATGATAATGAAACAAGAAAGGAGGAACAACAATGATTTTGCAGGCAGACGGAGGGCACTACCTTACACAGAGTGCGGATGTGCCCATAGATGAAAGGGTGTTCGGGAATACCGCGTATATCAGCGACGCTTCGGAGGCTTCCAAATATCGCCAGGTATCTGAAGCCGAGAAGGAACGCATGCTCAATGCCGGGACGATATTGGACTCGTCCGATTTGTCGGATGAGTATCTGGACAAGGTGGACACGCTACATGAGATTATTAAGGAGAACATCAACACCGCAGGTCTGACGGTTGAGGAGAGCCTTAAGCATAAGGAGTATTTCCCCAAGTGGGATGAATTAATTGGCAAGACTGAGCCAATCGGATTCATGTTCTCCTACGAAGACACTTTGTATGAGGTAATTCAAGAGCATGAATTTGCCAGCCAGTGGGTACCGGGTATAGGAACAGAATCTCTCTACAAGGTTGTCCAGATTGAAGCCTCCGGCACAAAGGAAGACCCGATAGCGTGGAAGCAGGGGATGGAGTTATTTAACGGCAAGTATTACACCGACAAGGATGTGCTTTACTTGTGCATCCGTGACAGCGGTATGGGCATGTCTTTTGACCTTGCCGACCTGGTGTCCGGTGGTTTTGTGAAAGTGGTCGAGGAATCTTCCGAAGACACTGTTCTATAACAAGGAAACTTGTTCTTTTTTCGGCTTTCCCGATGCCGTTAATTCGGGAATTTATTTAAACAAAAACGAGTTAATTATTAAAATGTTAAATTAGGGTATCATGTTTTTAAAGCGGATGCCCCTTAAATGTGAGAATATTATGGCAGATGATATTAGAGAGAATGCGATGGCTGGTGGAACACCAGCACGGTTGCGTGGGTTGGCAGCAAATGGTAACAGTATATCACCAACATTGGCAGAAGTAGTAAGTGCAATGCCGATAGCGACACATTCTTCCAAAGGAATAATGAGTGCAGATCAAGCATTTTACTTGAGAGAAACGACTATTATTGGTGGAGTAGCAGGAGGATTTCCTCATCGATATAAACTAATTGGTATTCTGAATTATGATGCGTATGCCCCTTTTCGTGTAAATATTAGTATGGGAAGTTATGCGTCCACTGATAGATATTTAATCGATGCTACACTGACGTATTATAATAGCACCATGAATGTTTCAGGAGTTTGTCATAATAGGATTGGCTATGTAATTAAAGACAATAAGGCATACGTCTATTTAAAAGAGTATGCAGGTAATTCTTATATAGGTTATGTGATAGGGTCGGAAATACATGAGTTCACGAGTTATGAATCTGAACCCTCCAATATCGTGTATGTTCCATAATATTACATAATTCAATACAAAAAAACAGTTGATGTATTCTCATTAATCTTCTTGCCCCTAAAATGTAAGAATATGGCAGAGCAAGATATAAGAGAAGACCAGATGACTATAACCAATACAGTGGATTATCTGAGAGGACTAAAGGGCATGGATAGTGTACTTATCGCTCCCGGTAATTTGTTGAGTGCACTGTTTCAATATAGAGGTATAGTTCAAGATGCAAATAATTCTCTTGATGCTGGCTACTATACAGTTAATAGTAGCGCAATTCCTAATATTCCTTACGCAGGATATGGTATTTTGGTGGTATTTAAAGCTTATAACTATATTATTCAGTTATATTTATATGGTGATGGTATAAAACAAAGGAAATCTCCAGATATAGGTGTTAGTTGGGGAGATTGGAAGTCTATAACATTTACTTAATCAGAACGCTTTATTTACCCTTTCACTTCTTTGCCTTATCTCTTGCCCCTTAAATATGCAATAGTTATGGCAGGTAGTGATATAGCAATGAATCAGTTCCAGATAGTAAGTGATGCACCGTATGTATATGTAGAACTGGCAGATGGTAGCCAGGGGAAAATAAAGAAGAGTGATTTGGCAAATGTGATGAATACATTAATAGGAGGCTTATTTCCAAAGTTATTTTCCACTCCTTCAGCTGGAAATGTAAAAGGCTTTATAATTAGAACTGCAATAAGTGTGGCGCAATATCGTGCCATAAGGTTGCAATGCTCTATAGGTTTTAACCAAAACAATATGAGTAATGAGAATTTCTCTGTTAATATAAAGTATTGGGAGAACAAATTCGCAGACAGTCGTCTATCCAAAGAAAATTACAGTTCAACAATATGTGATTATATCGTATGCTACGTTGATAATGACAATACTTTCAGTTTTTATTTAAACAGTAAATACCCAAACCATTCTGGTGGCTATCTTATGTTGTATGTTATATCCAATGTTAATGGGAACAAGAACCAAATTCTCTCTATGGAAGCGGTAACATCGGAATATGTTATGGGTTCTCATGCCCAGGAAAATAAAATTACCATTTCATAAGTCTTTCCAATCTTCTGCCTATAATAGAAATCCGTCCTATCCTCACGGACAAGACGGAGAAAGAGAGTTAATTAATATGAGTTTATAACAGTCTGACTCTTCAGACTTTATAACCCTAAAAAAGACTACTATGCCTAAAAAGGACATGCGGTAAAATTAATAATAATCAATCAGAATGCCAAACAAAACCCGCTCAAACCATCTCGGCTTGAACGGGCTTGATTTGCGCACATTGGACATCCATTATAAAAGGTATGAAGTGTAATTTAACAAGCAAACAAACATTCTGTCCAATGCGCAAAAGAAAGAGATAGGGTGGCAACCCGAATTCAGCTTTATGGCGTTGCCAATGCCTTCTAAATCATGCACTATCTTCACAAATAAGGCATGATTATCGGGTTGTCAATGCACCAAAGGTATAATTTTTATTTTAAAGGAACAAATCCCATGCAAGACATGCTGAGAAATGGAAAGTCAATGGTCTGTTTGAATTCTCTTGTAACCCGTTCCGACCATCTCGGTCAGAACGGGCATAACCTAAAACATTATTTGTCATGTACATTATATATTTGAGATGAAAGTAAAATGAGCCAATAATGTACAGACAAATCAGCAGCTTTGTCATATCCTATTCTCACGAACAAAATACACTTCTGTGCCTATTTATTACAAGAGTGTGCAAAAATATAGCTTTTGCGCAAAATACACAAATGAAAATCCGCATGGCTTGCAGAGCCACTATCAGAAGGTACCAATCCTTTTTAAGACTATGGATGTTTCAGTGCTTCTGTTGTTTTTAAGGAAGAAATTACCATTTGTCGTTTTTCGACCGAAAACAACACTCTTAGTCCCATCAGTATAATCACAGAATAAATTGTTCCCTCCATCTGATACAAAACATTTCTGATACGCTCCAACGCTATAAATAGCAGTTGCTGCATTGTTGGGGGATGCAAGCAAATACATACCGTACCCCAAGTCACCAAGGTCTTTTTCTTCACCTGCTGCCAGCGTAAGGTTAAAGATGTATATTTCCATTGCATTCATTACCTCTTGAATTGTCGGACTAATACTGTTACCATTCGCCGCCAACCCACGCAACCGTGCTGGCGTTCCACCACTCATCGCATTCTCTCTAATATCTTGTTCTGCCATAATATTGCATATTTAAGGGGCAAAGGATTCGGCAGAGAAACATAATGCTGGTTGGCTATAATCTATTTATGGAAAATCTTTGAACACTACTTCTTAAATTTGTAACTCTTATGGTTTTACTGCCGTCTTTTAGTTGCTCTATATTAAATAAATTCCCTACGATGTTGGACGAATCAATAACGGCTTTAAAATCTTTTTTATAATAAGCTAAATGGAATAGGAGACTGGAGCCATTAAGTTCCTCGCTGACAAATAGAAATATTCCATAATAAGGAAGAGGAATATCTACACTGCCTTCCCCTACAATACTATATTCGACTCTTCCTTGTCCAGCGCTTGCCATCCCTTTCTCTTCCATAGTTGCTACTGGCATTGCGCTTGCCACCTCTTCCAATGTCGGTGATATACTGTTGCCGTTTGCCGCCAGTCCACGTAATCGTGCCGGAGTGCCACCAGCCATTGCATTTTCTCTAATATCCTGCTTCTCTGCCATACTT